CAATGAGGCACGAAACAAATTCATACGCAATCTGGCGGTGAAGTCTGAAGGCAATACTCTGGTTCTTTTTCAATACGTTGAAAAGCACGGTAAAGTTCTTTACGAAGCTATTAAGAAAAAATCACATGATGGTCGTAAGATCTTCTTTGTTTATGGTGGAACTGAAACCTCAGATCGTGAGGCAATCCGTCATATAACTGAAGGAGAAAGTGACGCTATCATTATAGCATCGTTTGGAACATTCTCCACTGGTATTAACATACCGTCAATCGAGAATGTTATATTTGCGTCCCCATCGAAAAGTAAGATTCGGAATCTACAAAGTATTGGGCGTGGGTTAAGATTGAAAGAAGGTAAGACTTCTTGTAACCTTTATGATATTGCAGATAATTTGCATTGGAAGTCATGGAAGAATCATACGCTCAATCATGCAGCTGAACGCTACAAAACTTATGCTGAAGAGCAGTTTGAAATAAAATTAGTGGAGGTCGATTTATGAATGAAAACTTCGTGGTCGTAAAATTTGTTTCTGGAGAACAAGTGATGGCAACTCTAACTAATGAAGATGCCGATACGATAGAACTGCATTACCCAATGGTAATAAAAATGATTCCTTTTGTGCAAGACGATCAAGCACATGAGCATGTAACAGCTGCTCCACTGTGTCAATTCTCAGATGACAATAGTTACATAATTGAGAAAGCTAAAATCTTGTTTGTGAAGAAATTGCATGAAGTCCTTGTTCCGCATTACAATCGTATTGTAGACGAGCATGAGAATACAGTATTAGTTCGCTCAAACAAAACAGGACACATCTCAAGAATGAAGGAAGAACTTACGGTAGAAGACATTCAGAAACGCATTGATATGCTAGAGAGAATGACTGGAGTAGAGAGAACTACCGAGGAAGAGGAAGAAGAGAAAGGTTATTACGTTGAAGGAAACAATACAGTACATTAGTAGTAACGATCAACCCTAACACAGTTAGTATACGTGTTTGGCAAATAAAAGGCAAGTAAATTTGACTGCAAAGAATGCAAATCAAAAATACTTGCCTTTATGTCATTTATGTGGTATAATGTATGTAGTTAATGAATAAAGGGATCCGATGTGGCACATTACGTAAACAATGGCGAATTTTTAATAGCCATGAAAGAGTACAGGGCATCAGTGATTGATGCAAAAGAAAAGGGACTTCCAAAACCCATGGTAAGTAATTACATTGGGGATTGCATTTTAAAGATCGCAACTCACCTATCCTATAAACCAAACTTCATTAATTATAGTTACAAAGATGACATGATCCTTGATGGGATTGAAAACTGCATTCACTATATTGATAACTTTGATCCCGCTAAGTCCAGCAATCCATTCGCATACTTCACGCAAATTATCTACTATGCTTTTATTCGTAGGATATCTAAAGAAAAGAAACACTCTTACATTAAGAATAAACTTATTCAGAACATGGCGTTTGATCAATTTGAGATTCAAGAACATGATGAAGATGGTCACTTCCATAATGCTTATCTAGACTTCATGCAAAGCAATCAACAATTTGATGATTTCCTTGAGAAGAAAAAAGAAAAACGTAAGAAGAAAAAAGAAACTACCCTTGATGATTTTACTGAAGAAAATATATTACGAGATGATATTGAAATGAAGGATGATTATGAGTCAATCGACACCGATACGAGAATGGATGCGGGAGATAACTGAGGCAGCAAGAATGGCAATACCTTATGAAACTTTAAGACGTTCAGTTCGAAGAAATAAAAAAATATGGAGACCTAAAAGACTTCTGCGCAAATTCACTTGGGATGCTGCAGATAACATGTTTAATTTGAAAGAAATTATGAGCAACGAAAACAAAATCTTCCTTGGCACTTCTGATGTAGAAGATCTTATCACTGCTGAGATTATTCAGCGCAGAATTGATGCTGGCAAAACTACAGTACAAAGAGATACTACCGTTCTCTGCAATCGTGAACGCTGGGCAACATGGGCTGAAGAACACTACGCTGATTTCCTTTATACCCAAAACAATTCTTCTGCTGGTATGATCATCGAAGAAGAAACTGACAACTTCATTAAGTTTGATGTAAACTCAAACTCAACAACTGTTCGTGCATACGGTGCTGCTGAGTTTGCAATGAATCAAATTGCAATTGTTGAAGATAACTTTGATGTTGTAACTTCTTATGTTGAGTGGATTTATTCCAGTGATGGTGGTTCTGTCAATGTTCCATTGAATCGTGATCGTCTTCCTGTTGAAGAAATGTACCCTTTCCTTAAAGGTGAAACACTAGAATCTTACTACGATCGTTACATGGAATCTAGTGCCAACATCCTGTTGTTGATCGGACCACCAGGAACTGGCAAGACTACCTTCATTCGTGGTTTGCTTGCGCATCGCAACTGCTCTGCAATCGTTACCTATGACGCACAGATTCTTGAGAAAGATGCTTTCTTTGCTAAGTTTATCGAAGATGATGCTGAGGTCATGGTTCTTGAAGACTCTGACGCATTCTTGAAATCTCGTAGTGATGGTAACACAATGATGCACCGATTCCTAAATGTAGGTGATGGTCTTGTAACTACCAAAGGTAAGAAAATGATTTTCTCTACCAATCTGCCAAGCATTCGTGACATTGATTCTGCGTTGGTTCGTCCAGGTCGTTGTTTTGACATCGTTACCTTTGAACCACTTGATATTGAATCTGCAAACAAGTTGGCAAAGAAACTTGACGTTACTCTTCCAGCAAAAGCACGTGGTAAAGAAACTGACCCATACAGCATTGCTGAAGTCTTCAACGAAAAGACTGAGAACATGGACAAGTCTAAAGCAAATAGAAAGATGGGGTTCGTTTGAAAGTAGCCATTATCACAGACCAACATTTTGGTGCACGTAATGATAGTTTAGTTTTTCTTGACTTCTATGAAAAATTTTATGAGAATACTTTCTTTCCTACTATTGATTCTGCTGGTATTGATACCGTACTTATTCTGGGTGACACATTCGACAGGCGCAAGTACGTAAACTTCTACTCTCTGCAACGAGCCAAAACAATGTTCTTTGATAAACTTCAAGAACGTGGTATACGTGTACACATGCTAGCTGGTAATCATGATACTTATTACAAGAACACTAATGAGGTAAACTCACCTGAGTTACTGCTGACTGAGTATACAAACATTGATGTAATTTCCAAGCCAGAAACAATCGTTGTTGGTGGAACTCCAATCTGTATGATGCCTTGGATCTGTCTAGATAACTACCAAGAATCCGTAGACCACATGGCAAATACTAAAGCTGAAATCTGCATGGGTCATTTTGAAATTTCTGGCTTTGCAATGTATAGAGGAATGGAATCACATGATGGACTTTCTAAAGAAACTTTCGATAAGTTTGATCTTGTTTTTAGTGGTCATTACCATCATCGATCCAACGACAAACACATCCACTATCTCGGAAACCCATATGAACTTACATGGCAAGACTATAACGATCCCAGAGGGTTTCACCTGTTCGATCTTGACACAAGAGAACTCACCTTCTGGCAAAATCCTTATACTATGTTCTCAAGAATCGAATACGACGATAAAGAGCGAGAAGTACTCGACTTAAATGCACTTGACCTAAACGACATGTATGTTAAGTTAGTTGTTGTAAATAAAACTGACTACTACAAATTTGATAAATTTATTCAGACGCTGTATAATAAAGGGTGTCATGAAATTAAGATCGTTGAAGATCTATCTGAGTTTGAAGATGGTGAAGTTGGCGAAGAAATCAATCTAGAAGATACACTATCTGTTCTATCCAATTATATCGATTCAGTTGAGACTGATGTTGATAAAGATCAAATCAAAACTTATCTGAGAACACTTTACACTGAGGCAGTTAACGTAGAGGTAGTATAATGCAGCAACTTGAAATACAATTTTTCTGGCCACTAACAGAACAGATTCCACTTGATCTAGATTATAGTGAATGTGAAAAACCTAAATTATATTATACTATTCCTAATGGTGGTACTTCAGGGCATTTATTAATGAGTGGTGGAACTGGACCTACATGGGCAACCCCATCAGATCAAACAATAAAGTTCATGCCTAACAATGATTCAGTCGGTTACTGGAAAATTGGTGAAGGTATACAAATGCACAATAAGAAAAGACCTAACTGGTTGAATCAACAAATGACAAAGATTTTCTTTGGATGGGAATGGAAAGATAAATGATCGTATTTAAATCTGTTGACTGGAAAAACTTTTTATCAACTGGCAATACTCCAAACAAAGTCCTACTGAACAAATCATCAACTACTCTTATCATTGGTAAGAATGGTGAAGGTAAATCTACAATCTTAGATGCTCTTTGTTTTGGTTTATTTGGTAAGCCATTCCGTAATATCAACAAAGGTCAGTTGGTTAATTCAATCAACAACAAGAACTGCCTAGTCACTATTGAGTTTGATATCAACGGCAGAGAGTATAAAATCATTCGTGGTATTAAGCCACATGTGTTTGAGATCTGGATCAATGGTGAGTTGGTCAATCAAGATGCTGCCATGCGTGACTATCAAAAGGTTCTTGAACAACAGATCCTGAAGTTGAACTACAAAACATTCACTCAGGTAGTCATCCTTGGCTCTGCTTCCTTTGTGCCCTTTATGCAGTTGCCAACTACTCAACGCAGAGAAGTGATTGAAGATATCCTTGATATCAAAATCTTTTCTACAATGAATCAGTTATTGAAAGAGAAAGCGAGTGAGACTAAAGATGCTATTGCCAAAGTTGAAAACGAGAT